ATAAAGTTTTAATAAAAATAATGGAGGCACAAATGAACGAAATAGAAGAATTGAAGAAGGTGTTAAAGAAGTTGGAGAATGAAGTCAAGAAAATAAAGAAACAAATAAAAATAATAATGGGAGAAACAAGTGATGAGAAAAAAGTAAATGGGTTTGCAAAGCCAATGGAAATATCGGAAGAGATGCTAGAATTTGCAGGAAAAGAGGCTGGAACAAAGATGGGAAGGATAGAAGTGACAAAGAGTATAACGGTATATGTAAAAGAAAATGGACTTCAAAACAAGGAGAACAAGAGAGAAATAATAATGGACGAAAAATTGAAAAAGTTACTAAAAGTGGAAGATGGAACGCAACTGACATATTTTAACTTGCAGAAATACATATCACCCCATATTAAAAAGGAAAATGAAGTAAAGAAGGAAAATGAAGTAAAGAAGAAACCGGAAGTTAAGAAGGAGCCGGAAGTTAAGAAGGAACCGGAAAAAAAAACTATAAAAAAAGTGGCGAAGAAATCGAAGCAATAATTAAGAGATATAAGAAAGCATACAAACACAAATCATTAGATAAAAAAGACAATAATGAGATATTAGAATTTTTAGGGGATGCTGTAATAAACTTAGTAGCAAGTGAATATGTGAAAGAAAAAAATCCAAAAAAAGACGAAGGATTTTTGACAAAAGCGAGACAAGAAATAGTAAGTAAGAAAGGTTTATGTAAAATAGGTAGAGGATTAAACGTAGAAAAAATGATAAAGATGAATAAAAGAGAGATGAGATTGGGCTGGTATAATAATGATAAAGTAATAGAAAATACAATGGAAGCAATAATAGGAGAAATGTATGAAGATATAGGATATTATGAAACAAATAAAACAGTGAAACAGATGATAAATACCTACGTGGAAGCTGGCTAAAGTGCGGTGTAGGATATTAAGAAATGAATTGGGTTCATAAAGAAAAACAATAATAAAAAATAATATATGTCATATGGAGCAGGGGTAATGATAATAACAAAGATAAAAGGGGAAGTATATGTACTATTAGGAAAGGATAAATATGATACATATAGTGATTTTGGAGGATTAGAAGACAAAAAGGACAATAAAGAAAAAATAAATACAGCGTCGAGGGAATGTTATGAGGAGACATGTGGAAGTCTATTAGATATAACAAAATTGAAAGAACAGTTAAGAAAATGTGAATATATAGAAAGTAAATCGTTTATGAACAAGCCGTATTATATGTATATACTATCAATAAAATACGAAAACAAAATATGTAATGATTTCTATAAAATCAGGGAAAAGATAAAGGGGAATTTTTCATATATATACGAAGAAAAAAAAGAAATAGAATGGATATTGCTAAAAAAAATTATAGAAAAGAAAGTAAGATTGAGGAATATATTTGAAAAAACAATAGATAATCACAGAAAAAGTATATTAAACATTGCGTATAATAATAGAAGTAGTAAAAAGTAATATAATAATGGAGGAGTTGAGCTTTAACTTTGAAGACAAGAACAATATAAAATTTGATCCAGCGGAGGGGGAATCGGAAGATGAGATAACAATGGGGGAGAAGAAGAGATTACCAATAAAGAAGGCAAGTAAAATGAAGAAGAGCAAGATGAATATACCAAAACAAGAAATTCCTATACAAAAAAGACAAGTAGAAAGACCATTTATAGATAGAACATTTGAGAGCTTAGGGAATCCTACAAAAATGGTAAATAATGAAAATGAGGAGATATCAGAAGAAGAAAACGAAGTAGAAAGTGAGATAGAAAGTGAAAGGTCGGAAGCAGGAGGATATATGCAAGATGAAGAAGAAGACCAGCCATTAGCAGGATTTGCGACGATAGAAGAAGAGAAACAGGATTTGTTATATAAATTTCACAGATTGGAAACAAAAGGGATAAAGGTAAACAAGAAATTCAATATGTACTCGGACATAAAAGAGATGAGAATAGAATATCAGAATATAAAGAAAGATGCGGAAGTGAATACAAGTGTAAAGTTTTCAAGAAAGATGCTAATGGCAGTAGTAAGTGGTATGGAATTTTTGAATAATAGATATGACCCATTTGCGCTACAACTAGACGGGTGGTCGGAGACGGTAATGGAAAACGTGACGGATGGGGATTATGACAATGTATTTGAAAGGTTGCATGATAAGTATTCAGGAAAGGTAAGTACGCCACCGGAAATAGAACTACTATTAAGTTTAGGGGGGTCAGCGTTGATGTTTCATATGACGAGTTCGATGTTTAAAGGGATACCAAACATGAAAGAGATGGCAAGAAGCAATCCGGATTTACAAAATGCAATGAAATCGATGGCGGAAAATTTGATGAAGGCACAAAGTCAGAGTGTGGGAGGCCACGATGCACAAGCGGAACAGATACATGAAGATGGGTCAAGAGTGATGAGAGGACCATCGATAAATATGGGAGGATTTGGAGACATGCTACCGAGACCTATGCCAGGAGGGGGTATAATACAGGAAATGCCAAATATAGCAACAACACAATTGCCAAGTGTACCGGAATCGGTAATAAGTGATACGGACTCGGAGAGTGGAATAAGTGTAAAGAATATAGCGGTATCGGAAGGGGGAACAAGACGAGGGAGGAAATCAAAGATTGCAGCAAAAGCAACAAGAGAAAATACGATAGAAATAATATAAATAATATATTATGAATCTAAGTCTAACACCAATAAAGGAAGCATGGGGGAATAATATAAAAATGCAAATAAAATCAAACAACAAATACAATGATAGTAAAATACAAGAAAAAATATTAAAACAATCAAAAATGGAAGTAGTAGAAGAAAGTCATATACCTACAGGAGATGATTTAAGTAACAAACATTCATATATAAAACAGAATAAAAGTGAAAGTGTGAGTGAACCAATAATAATAAGAATAGAAAATGAAAAACTAAAACACAAATTAAAACCATATACAGAAGAACATATACAAGAGATGACAGAAGAATTGCTAATGGACCAATTTGAAGAAGAACGTGAAGAAGAACGTGAAGAAGAAAAGAAAACAAAGATAGAAGGATACAGTAATAGGAAAAAGAGTGAAATAAGTTTGTTTGAATTGTTGTTAATAATTGTGATAATAGCGGATATAATACTAAGGATCAACGCGAGTTAAACCCATAAAAGAATCAAGAGTATTTTGACTATGCTTAAGAGGTTTAGAACGTTGAAGTTTAGATGCGGATTCTTTATGAGAAGAACGAACAGAAAACGTTTCGTTAGAATCAACGAGGTGTTCTATATGTTCGACTGGAGGGAAAAAAATCCAAGGTAAAGATTTGGAAGAATTTTGTCGAAATTGTTCAATAGATAAAGAACCGCCAAAAGCCTTTAGTTCACAACGATAAGGAGAGAAATTAAAATCGGAATAAGATTTTCCATAAATATCGGTAGCATATTTATTAATAAGGGAAAATACATGATACTTATTAGAATTATGAGATTCAATATTAAAAGTTTTCATACATTCAATACTGCAGAAAGAATACACAGTTTTGTATGTATTGTCTTTAAAGTTAATAGGGAGATGTAGTGGTAAAGTATCAAACTTATGACAGCAATAATAACACAAAATATCGTGCATACAAGAATATAAGAAATAAATGTTAAGTGTGTTTAGCAAAGAAATACAAAAAAGCAGATAATATATGGAAGAAGACATGTCTACGCCAATAACAAATATATTGGATACGGAAACAAATGAACACCACGAACAAAAAATGATGCCAATGCCGGAAGTGCAAAGTTTTAAACATATGCCACCGATACAACAATTACAAATGCATAATATGCAACAAGAACAAGAACCAAAAAAAGAAGAAAAAAAGGGAAATAAGTATGAAGAAGTACAGAAGGATGTGATAACAATAACGGTAATTAGTAGTATGATACAATCGGGAATGTTTCAAAAAATATTATATAACAACTTACCTGCATTATTTAATGAAGGAATGCTAACACAAATAGGAATAATATTTAATGGGCTTTTAATAGGAATACTATATGTTATACTGAAGAAAGTGAATATAGGGATAAACCTATGATTAAAAACGAAGTAATAACAGAATAAAGGATATAAATACAAGGAGCGCACCAATACCATTCAAATTGTCTTTGATATAATCGGCGAAAGAATAAGCGTCATCAACATTAAGACCTGTAAGGTAATTATAAAAAAGCTTAATAGCCTTAATAACATCAGAAACATATTTATCAAGAGAAAAAGGAATAGAAGAAAAAGAATCGGCTGTATTAATGAGAGAATCAGCGGAATGAGCGAGCTTATTAATATTTTTATGAGTAATATTTGCGGTATCGACGGTATTATGCAAAGTATTGAATGAAGTACTTAAAGTTTGGGACATATTATTACTCATGCCTATAGAAAAGAAGCAAGATTTATTATTGAAAAGTTTACTAAAATTTTACAAGGATGGAGAAAATATGAAGAATATGATAAATATAGTAACAAAGAAATCGAACATATCACTAAGAGTATTAGATTATTTATGCACGAATTATGCAAAGAAGAATGATATAGTATATGAGATAGGGACAAAGAAGAATCCATTCAATATGTTTATAAATTACAGAGCTCAATTGAAAGCATATTCGAAAATGCAATTTGACCCGTTCAGAAGACATAATAGAATAATGATACAAGTGCCAAAAAACATAATGGAGGAAGGGAAAATAGAGACGACGGTGGCACAACTAAATTTTTTCAAATGGGCGATAGAGAACAAAGTGATAGATTATTTGAAAAGTGCAAAAAATTTAGAGAAAGTAGAAAATGCAATGACGTCAAATACAACGAAAAAGATATCAAAATCTATTCCAGCATCAACGAAAAGACATAATGTGCATGTTACAGTTACGTTCAAATAAAAACAAAAAAATGTATAATATAACAAAGATGTTAGAACCGCAGTATACAAGTATAATAGTAGGAATTATTACGTTTATAATATTGACAGTGATGAAGAGATGTCAAAACGAAGAAGTAAACAATATGGAATTAATGAAGATATCAGGGATAGTGAGTATATTGAATTATGTAGCAATGGTATATGTAGAGAAACCGGATATGCCAAGATTAACAGAGCCATTTACTTCTGCTTCCGAAGCTTAATAAAAGGTTTTTCACAAGACTCGCGACTTTCGAGCAAAGTGAGAGTAGTTTTTTCAGCAAGAGAATCAGTAGAAGATAAATTTTTAAAAAAGACGTTAAGAGTGCCTTTTATATAAGCTTCATTAATAGGTTCGAAAGAGATCTTCTTTTTAAGTAGGATATCATAATTATCAGAAGAAATGATGTCGATATTTTTTTCAAGCATGTAGTTGAGGATTGAATTAGAAAAAGATTGTTTTTCTTCACGAAAAGATTTAAGTTTTTCATTAAGTTGTTGAATAGAATTCTCAATATGAATTAAATTGTTAACAACATCCTTAATAGAATCCATATACCATAAGAAAAAATAAGAAGAATGAAAAATAAACGAACTTAACGAAAAATAGGGGACAACTCCTTCAAAATTTTTGCTTTACTTTTAGGGTTATGTAAAAGCATAATATTATTATAAGTATTATTCATATTTGAATGTTCGGATTCATTAAATTCAGTGTCACAATCAATATCGACAAATTCAATAACGCTTTGACATTTGTTGTATACAATGGAACAGATTTTGTCAAACACATTGGATAAGCTTTCCATTTTGGTTTCACCTGAATCTGCCATATAACTGCAAAAAGTACTAGTAGTAGTTTTAATAAGAGGTGATTCAGTATGAGGGCCGTTTAAAGCATGTTCAAGTATTTGAACAATAGAAGCATAAGAAGGAGCATGCACAGCTAAAAGTTTTTGTAACTTGGCCTTATCAAGAGATTCTAAATTGAGTTCCAAAGTGGGGAAGAGTTTGTTGTTAAAAATGAAAGAAGTATGTAAGGGTTTTCCGGTGGAACTACAAGCTGGACGTTGTATAGAAAGTTTTAAATTGGCATCGAATTTGTCGATATGGCTTTCAAGCATACGGATATATTGTTCATACATAGTGACTTTTGTTTCTAATTCAATAATTTTTTTGTCTAATTCAATAATTTTGAGTTGTTGTTCATGACTCATTGTATAAATATAAAATCAAATTAATTCTTTACACCCTTTACACCCTTGAAAATATAAAAACCGTTCATAGTTCAAGGGTGTAAACTAACTTACAGATAGTGACATTTCAAATGAAAAAGAGTAAATTAAAAACAAACTTAAAGTAGAAGTTTGAATATAAAATAAGGATGTCGGCGATAGGGATTGATTTAGGCACGACATACTCTGCTGTAGGGATATGGCAAAACGATAGAGTAGAGATTATAGCAAATGAGCAAGGAAATCGCACAACACCATCATATGTAGCATTTACAGACAATGAAAGAATGATAGGGGATTCTGCAAAGAATCAGGCGGCAATGAACCCAAACAACACGGTATATGATGCAAAAAGGTTAATGGGAAGAAAGTATGAAAGCAAAGAGGTGCAAGATGAAATGAAAAATCTGACATACAAGGTGGAAAAGGAAGGAGATAAACCAATGATAAAAGTGAATTATCTTGGAGAAGACAAGAAGTTTTCACCGGAAGAGATAAGCTCGATGGTACTAATAAAGATGAAAGAAACAGCAGAAGCATATTTAGGAAAAGAAGTAAAAGATGCGGTAATAACAGTTCCGGCATATTTCAATGATTCACAGAGACAATCTACGAAAGACGCGGGAACGATTGCAGGATTGAATGTGACAAGGATAATAAATGAACCAACGGCAGCAGCAATAGCATATGGCTTGGATAAAAAATGTACAAGCGAAAAAAATATATTAATATTTGATTGTGGTGGAGGAACGCATGATGTATCACTACTAACAATTGATGAAGGAATATTTGAAGTGAAAGCAACAGCAGGAGATACACATTTAGGGGGTGAAGACTTTGATACGCTAATGGTAAATCATTTTGTATCGGACTTCAAGAGAAAGCAAAAGAAGGACCCAACGGAAAATAAAAGGTCGGTCAGGAGGCTGAGAACAGCATGTGAGAAGGCAAAGCGAACATTGTCATCATCAACGAATGCAAATATAGAACTAGATAGTTTTTATGAAGGGATTGACTACTTTGGGTCAATAACAAGAGCACGTTTTGAAGAGATATGCTCGGACGTATTCAAACGGGCGATGAAGCCAGTAGAACAAGTACTAAAAGATGCGAAGATGTCAAAATCAGACATAAATGAGATAGTGCTTGTAGGGGGTTCTACAAGAATTCCAAAAATCCAGAATCTATTGAGTGAATTCTTCAATGGAAAAGAGCTATGCAAGAGCATTAATCCTGATGAATGTGTTGCATATGGGGCGGCTGTCCAAGCAGCTATATTGTCTGGTTCAACAAGTGAAAAGATTAGTGACTTGCTTCTTTTAGATGTAGCTCCGTTAAGTATGGGACTAGAAACAGCAGGAGGAGTAATGACTGTATTGATTGAAAGAAATACAACAATACCAACAAAAAAGACACAGGTATTCAGTACATATAGTGATAATCAACCTGCAGTAACGATCCAGGTTTTTGAAGGAGAAAGAAAACTGACGAAAGACAATCATAAACTAGGGGAATTCACGTTGGAAGGAATACCACCAGCACCAAGAGGGGTGCCACAGATTGATGTTGCGTTTGATATAGATGCAAACGGAATGTTAAATGTAAGTGCAACAGAAAAAGGAACGGGAAAGGAAAATAAGATAACAATAACGAACGATAAAGGACGTCTAAGTACAGAAGATATAGAAAGAATGCTAGAAGAAGCAGAGAAGATGAAAGACTCAGATGCAAAAGTTATAGAACAGATAGAAGCAAGGAATAATTTGGAAAATTTGGCTGTACAAGCAAAAACACAAGAGAATGAAAAGATAAAGGAAGAGGCACAAAATGTATTAGATTGGGTATTAGAAAATCAACATGCAAGCACAGACGAGTTAAAATCTAGAACTGAGGAATTTCAAGAAATACTCAAACAATATGCAGGTTCAAGTGAAGAAACAACAAAAAATAATGAAACCGGACCTACAATAGAAGAGGTAGATTAACTTAAGGTTTATGTTGCAAATAATATAAAATGGATAAGTTTTTAATGTTTATGATGAAGTTACCAAAAATACGAATTCCCAATAGCAGTATGAATATATTTCAAGACTACAACTATCATCATATGCAATTAAGAAAACGGAAGAGAAATAATATAAAGTTATAAATAAATATATTAAAAAATGATAAATTATTATGAAATATTAGGTGTAAAATCAGATGCTACTCAAAATGAAATAAAAACGGCATATAGGAAATTAGCGCTTAAATATCATCCTGATAAGAACAAGGAACAAGGGGCGGATGAGAAGTTTAAAGATATAAATAATGCATTTAATATCTTGAGTAATGAAGATAAAAGACGAGCATATGATAATGGGACAATGGATGACAACGGATTTTCAATGAATTTTAGCGGGGATCCATTTGATATATTTCACAACTTTTTTGGTAGACATAAGCCGAAAACAAAAAGTATAAATCTCTTGATAAAACTTGAAGATGTGTATACAGGTAAAGAAACAAATGTGAAAATATCTCGCCAAGGTTGTTGCCCAAGCTGTTTAGGTGCAGGAGGAACAGAACCACCAAATTGGTGTATGGCCTGTGGAGGGAATGGCAGAATCAGGAGAGTAATGAATATTGGACCAGGAATGATGCAACAAAGTATTGCAACATGTCAAGATTGTGAAGGAACAGGAGTATGCATACCTGAACAAGGAAAATGTGACATGTG